TTCTTCTTTGATTATACTCTGCCAGATGAGGGGCAGTAGGTTCTGGTGGAATACCCGCTTCTATATCTGCGTTTACTTCATCAAAACAATCTGGATCAAATGTCATTGGCCCATACATTTTTGCTATCGCACCTAAATCGTGTCTTAAATTTTCTATTGTATTATCTGATACTTTAGTTTGTAATAAACTCTGGGCAATTTTCGGCCCATCATAAAACACAGGTATCATTCTTGATAATAAACCTTGTGATCTAGCATCTTCTGGCAAGTTCTCTACAAATTGTTCTGGTGTAGCACACGCTATCCAATTTAAACAAGGCCCATTAATCACATACTCTCCAGCAGTTTTAGTTTTATGACTATAAGAATCTTTGCTATCCCACATATCAGTAAGAAACATCTGTAAATATCTATCTGTTCTTGACATGAACGCACCAAACTCTGATGTAACTAGAGTTACAGAAGCATCATGAAATTCCTCAATCTGTGGGCTACTCAATCGCATATCAATACGTTGTAACTTACACATATCTACTGCTAATTTCTCTGGTGTAATCCTATCCTGTATAGAATATAATGGATACTTACGTAACCCATATTTATCTAGACCAGAATTAAAATTAGAATCATCTTCCGTAGTTCCTACAGGTGTAGTTAATTTAGTAAACACTTTTGAGTAAGGTAATATCAAAGATACGGACTTATTTCTGCCAGGATTTGCTATGAGTGTAATAAACAAATTACTTCTAATATCATAGTTAGCCATAGGAAACCACACTCTCCTACCAAGTGCCCCCGCTACTGCAGACAAAGCTGACCACACAGCAAATGGCTTAGGTATAGGACTACCTTTTAAAGCATCTGCACTAGCTTTTAAATAATCAGTATAGTTTCTAACCACTCGGTCTCCATTTCTTCATTGCTTTCCAATTTACACCAGTCTCACAATCGGATGGTATAAGCATTTCTTTTTTATTAACAGTCAAAGGATTATGCATACAGTTTAATATTTTAGGTATCAATTCATCTACTTGTTCTGTAGGCATTTGTCCTAAAATTGCATCATGTACTTGGCCCAATATTTCCACACCTTGTGAGTGTAGTTCTTGCCAAACTCTATACAAACCTAAGTTTAATAAATCTCCTATTGTAGATTGTGGTACATAAGCAATAGCTAACCGCAGCGTGGCTGCGTCATCTAACCTAGACCAAAACTGTGTACGTCTACCAAAAGGTGTTATCAACGTACCAGTAGATTGAATCTTGTTAGCTGTTTTATCATGCCAAGTACGTATGCCAGGAAATGCTCCTGGGATTTGTAACTGAGCGTGAGGGCCTGTGCCTATGATATTACCATTGTCTAGTAATTCTTTAAAGCCACCCTCTCGATCTTGCTTGTGCCATTTTTCTACTTTATCTAATTGTATCACACCTCCAAAATAAAGCAACTGAAATTTTGTTGCTTGTGATATTTTTATTTTTATTTGTCTACCAAGTGAATGTGGTGACACACCATAGTTTGTACCATGTCCTGCTCTTTTACAAATATCTCTGTAACTGTACTGATGATAATATGGCGTATCTGCTAATGCTCTGTCTTGTTCTGGATCACCAGACCAACCTAGATTAGGCCAAATCATTTTTACAACTTCAGTATGTAAGTCAGATGTTTCACACGCATTAATATACCCTTCGTCTCCAGATACATAAGCCGTTACTCTTGATTCTGCTTGTTCTAAATCTGCATAAAACATTGTCATACCGTCATCTGGTATAAACATTTCACGCATATCTTTAGTAATATTTTGTAAGTTTGTACCTGTGCCCCACGGTGATTCCTTAGATGACCAACGTCCTGTCTTTGTACCCGCTACTTGATAAGAACATCTTATACGTCCATCATCATCTCTTGTAGTATCTAATACGTTTAGTTGTTTATCTATATTTCGTAATGCTAATATAGTATTGCAAAACGGCTTTGCTCTAGGGTAATGTTCAGCTAGATGTTCTAATGCTTCTTTATCAGTAGATACTTTTTGTTTACCTTTAACACTAGCAATAACTTTAGGCAAACCTAAATGTACATACAATAAGTCTTGTAATTGTTTTGGACTAGCGGGATTAAGATCTTTGTCCCAGACAGCATTAGAAAATAAATTTAACATACGTTCTAATTTAAGTCTCTGGTCTTTTAGAGGGGCACGTATTGTTCGCACGACCTCCTCGTCAACTTTAAGACCACGCAACATCATGGATAAAGCGGGCCCAATACTGGCTACTTCAAACTCATATGTCTTACGCGTAATGTCGTCTAGTTTATCGTCAATTTTGTGCCACAACTCATTTGTCAAAGCACAATCTAGAGCACAGTATGCCCACAATGTTTGATCATCATCTAACTTTAGATGAGGTATCTCCGTGTTTTTGATTATCTTCATGTGCTAATTCTCCTGCTATTGCTGAGTATCCTACCATATCTATATATGTATCCATACTCGGGTGTCCAAATTTTGCTCTCGCAACTTTTAATAATACCATGAGGATTGCAACATCTCGTGCTTGTATATCTCTATCTAAATACGCACTCCAAAGTCTTGCTATGTTGTCGTGATTTGTTCTCTTGTCCCCATACTCGTCTTCTCTTGCACCATCTAATATCTTTTCAGCGGTGCTTAATATATCTTTAATCTTTCCGCCAGATTTCATCGTAACCTCCCATGACCTTATAAAAATCTTCTCTCACTCTTAACGGCTCTAATTCTGCCAAGTAACATACTTCTTCAAAATCGTCTTTCTTATATCTAAACCATAACTTTGCGTCTCTCCTATAATTTACAAACTCTTTTACAGTACCTTCATACTGCATGTCTTGCAACGCTTGATCTAATACCGAACGCCACAACTGTATGTGATTCTCAACACTCCGATTTTCGGACTCTATGTTTTCAGCCGAAAAGTATTGAGGTCGCTTCACTATTCATCGGCTTTTGTGCTCTGTGAAAACTTGGCTAATGTTTTCCATGCACTCTCATTTGTGTACAATGAGCCGAGAAATCCTAAACCCTTTTGCATTTCGGGTTGATAGGCGTGGTGGGCGTGCATTGTATCATGTGTCACGCCAGAAACTTGTATGTTCTTTTTGAACGATAGCCATGAAACATCATACGTTTGGTTCTGGGCTACTTTCGTAATGTTAGTATCTTCTAGTATACGTTTGACCCATTGCCATGCTTTTAATTCATCTTGGTATTTCCAATAATACTCTCCGTCCTTTTTTATAAAAGGTACAACTAAAGCTGTATTCTTGTTTGGGGCAAATCCTATACACGTAATCTCTCCATTAGCCGTTTCAATATCAAATGCTAATGGTTCATCTGCATTATCTTTATGTATAAATTCAGATTCAAAATCTTCTAAATCTTGTAACGAAGGTTCTAAATAAAGACTACGTTCATCTCTTATTAATTCTTGTGTTAATGATTCTTCTTTTGCTTTGACTAAATCTGCAACTACTACAGGTCTAAATTCAAAATTTCTAATAACCGCACTGGGGCTGTAAGTCGGTACGACTTTGCAATCTTGTTCAAGCAATCCATCACTACATTTCATTACCGAACCTCTATATGTACCAATCTTATCAAGCCCTGTCAGTGCCCATAACGAAGCACTACCCATTGCAATAATTACATTAGGTTTTACTTCATTAAGCTCTTTATATAACCGCCTTACATCTTGTTCCATTTCTTGTTTAAGAAACCCATGACCTGTTGGTGGGAAAGGCGATCTCCACTCTTGTTCTTTGCATAACTTTTTATAAGCAAGTCTATTGTGAAAGAAATTTGCTACGTTATCTTGAGCGGGTTTTAATTGGAAAGTGTGAGTGAGTAGGCATTCATCTGGATTGATGGAGGCAAGTTTGCACATACCTTTCAGTATATCACCTGTGCCCCCAGCTAAGATTGTATTTAATCGAGCCTCTGTTGTCGAAGGATGATCCATAACTATTGCTATGAACATTTTACCTTGTGACTTTTTAGAGTCTAATCGATTTAAAACTGCATACTCACTCATGAATAACTATTTATTAATTATTCTAGATATTGTTGCTTGTAGAATATCTTTATTTCTACCAACCATTTCGTGTTTTACAACACCAGAAAAGGTTTGACCAATAGCCATTTCAAGCGATTGAGCATATGGAATATCGTGATCCATATCTAACGTTTTAGTTACAAACGTTTTAAGTGAAGCCGCAGGATTGTTCAACTTCATAGCATTTGGTGTTACCCAAAACTCGAGTCTCGTGCCTTCTGCATTATCTAACTGACTTTCGTCTAGATCAGATTGAATCACGCTCACTGCTTTTACGTTAATACGTACTAACGGTGTTTGGTTTTCTCCCACTCTGTCTGAGCGGTAGCTTTTTATGACAAAGTCATAACTGCCCTCTGGCAATGTCACCGATTCTGGTGTGTCATTGGGAGTCATGCTTAAAAAATCAGCAATATCATTCATAGGTTAACCTCCTTGTTTTGCTGTTACCTTAGGGGCTTCTCCCCCAAGTTTAGTCTTTGCACTCTTT